AGAGGCCAATGGCAAGCGATCGTGTGCGGTAGCAGCGAAACATGTTTTATGATTACCACGAGGAGTGACAATGGGTGGTAAAGGCAGTGGTGGTGCAAACCGTAAACCAGTTGAACAAAAGCAGAGGATTGGCAACCCCGGTAGAAGGCCTTTGCCCAAAGCGGATGTGATTGCTTTCCCTGTTCAGCAGGCCCCTGAACCCCATCGACCTTTGGGAAAGGTGGGGACCGAGTTGTGGGAACGGGTGTGGTTGGCTGCTGCTGCATGGTTGAAACCTCAGGCTGATGCTGAGTCTGTGTTGCTTCTTTGTGAGGCATCGGATGAAAGAACATCTCTGCGATATCGTGTGATGTCTGATCCTGATGCGTGGCGTGAGCGTAAAGCGTTGAGGGATTTGGAGAAGCAGATTCAATCTGCGTTGGGTGAGTTGGGGTTGAACCCGGTTGATCGTGCAAGGTTGGGTGTAGCAGAGATAAGGGAGAACGATTTTGCCAAACTCCACGCAAAGATTGCGCAACGACGTAATCAAGCCCAAGCCTGAATGGTCACCTAAGTTCTTTACGGCAGGGCTTTCACAGGTTACTGATGGGGATGATCTCATTGATTTTGCTGAGAACTATTGCACGGTAACTAAAGGCTTCCAGGCAGGGCTGCCTTTGATCTTTACTGATTGGCAGAAATGGTTGCTACGACGCATCTATGAACGTACCACTGATGGGCGTTTGAGGTATCGACGGGTTTATGTGGAGTTGCCACGCAAGAACGGTAAGAGCCTGTTGGGTTCTACCATTGCGCTGTACTCATTGTTTGCAGGTGAACCAGGTGCAGAGGTGTATTCCGCTGCAGGTGACAGGCAGCAGGCACGGATCGTCTTTGGTGAAACTAAGGCACAGATTTTGTCTAACCCTTTGTTGGCTGTTGAATGCAAAGTGTATAGAGATGCTATTGAGGTTCCTTTGTTTGGTTCCGTGTACCGTGTGCTTTCTTCTGATGGCAAGTTGGCTCAGGGATTAAACCCTTCAACCGTCATCTTTGACGAACTGCATGTGCAACCCAACGCAGAACTTTATGATGCTTTGACTCTTGGCTCAGGTAACAGGATTGAACCGTTGATGGTGGGGATTACCACACCGGGGTTTGACCTTGAATCTTTGTGTGGTGGCCTGTATCAGTACGGCAAGAAGGTTGCTGCAGGTGAGGTTGATGATCAACAGTTTGGTTTCTTTTCATGGCAGGCTGATGATGATTGTGATGTGAATGATGAAGCCCAATGGCACAGGGCAAACCCCAATCTTGCTGAAGGTTTGCTCGATATAGATGACATGCGATCGAGCGTGAAACAGTCATCTGAAACTTCTTTCAGGAGATTCAGGTTGTCACAATGGGTGCGTTCACAAGAATCGTGGCTGCCTGCCGGGTCGTGGGATCGTTGCGTGGGTGAACAAAAGTTGATAGATCGTGAGCCAACTTGGGTTGGAGTCGATATGGCTTTGAAGCATGACTCCATCGCCATTGTGAGTGTGCAGAAGCAGGATGGCCTGTTGGTAATGCAATCAAAGATTTGGTTCCCCGATGGAGACAATGTTGATGTGGTTGAGGTTGAAAACTATCTACGCCACCTGCACCAACAGTACGAACTGCAAGAGGTGGCCTTTGACCCTGCATTTTTTCAACGCTCAGCAGAGGTTCTACAGGATGACGGGCTGCCTATGGTGGAGTTCCCTCAATCCGCAAATCGTATGGTGCCTGCCTGTGGGCAAGCGTACGAACTGATAGTTGGTGGCAAAGTTGTTCATGACGGTTCGCCATCGTTCACGGATCAAGTGTTATCGGCAGCGCAACGCATGACAGATAATGGGTGGCGTTTATCTAAAGGCAAATCCCGTCGCAAGATTGACGCTGCTATAGCAATGGTGATGGCGTTGGATCGGGCAACAACCCGTTCTGCACCTGAACTTGTACCTCAGTTCTTTAGTGTTTAGGAGACAATGTGAAGAACATTAAATTGGAAGAAGCGTGTGAAGTGGCAGGGTTGGCAAGTTTGTGTATCGGCTGTTTCGTGTGGGCGATACCTGTAGGCTTCATTGTGTTGGGGATTTCTTTGGTATCTTGGGGAGTCGCTGCAGGTCGCAAGAGGTAATTGATGCTTGATCGTTTATTCCCCACAAGTTCAGAGAATCGTGCTATCTCGTTTCAATCTATTTGGGGTGCAGGTGATTCTTATGCGGTGACCACCAACTCAGGAACGATTGTTACGCAAGAGAACGCAATGAAAATTGCAACCGTCTATGCGTGTGTGCGTTTGATCTCTGATTCCATTTCAACGTTGCCTGTAGGCGTTTTCCGTCGCATCAATGGTGAGCGTGTGCCTGTGTTCCCTAGACCTATATGGCTTGATTACCCTGAATCGGGGATGACCCGTACAGATCATTTCCAAGAAGTGTTGGTGTCAATGCTTTTGGATGGCAACGCTTTCATCCGTGTTATTCGTGACGATTCAGGTGTTGTTGGGCTTACCGTGTTGAACCCGTTGCGTGTTGATGTGAGCCGTGACGCTTCACGCAGAATCATCTACACCCTCAGAGATACGCAGGGTGCAGCAATCATGGCTGAAGATATGATCCACATTTCTGAGATGCGCCTACCGGGTGAACTGCGTGGGCGTTCACGTATCGACCTTGTGAAAGAAACATTGGGCCTAGCAAAAGCCTTAGAAGAGTTTGCTGCACGGTTCTTTGGGCAAGGCTCAACCACTACAGGAATCATTGAGTTCCCTGGCAACCTGACCCGTGAACAAGCCAAAAATCTTGTTGATGGTTTTGAGGAAGGCCACAGAGGTTTGCGGAAAGCGCATCGACCCGGCATCCTTGCGGGTGGCGCAACTTTCACAAAAACGGGTGTTGATCCTGATGCAGCCCAAATGATTGAATCACGCAGAATGAGCGTTGAGGAGATTGCACGGGTGTTCCGTGTACCGCCATCAATGTTGTCTGTGACTACGCCGGGTGCAATGTCGTACGCATCGGTTGAACAGAACGGTATTCATTTCGTTACGCACACTCTCAGGCCTTACATTGTGAAGTTGGAAGATGCTTACACAAGGCTTCTACCTGAAGGCGTTTTTCTAAAGTTCAATGTTGATGGGCTTTTGCGTGGCGATAGCACAACTAGGGCTGCTACTTATTCGTCGGGTTTGCAGGCAGGTTACCTATCCATCAATGATGTTCGTAGGTTGGAAGATTTTTCTGCTGTTGAAGGTGGGGATGTTTTCCGTGTTCCTTTAGCCAACGTGGATCTGTCAGCAGCGAACTTGAATGAAACTGAAGCAAAGGTTTCTATGGCACAAAAGTTGATTCTCTCAGGCTTTGATCCTGCTTCCGTTCTTTCTGCAATGGGCTTGCCTTCTATCGATCACACGGGTGTTCCATCTACCCAACTGCAACCTTTGGTGACTCTTGACCCTGCTGATCCTCAGAGTGCGTACGAGGTTTAGTTGTGACTATTAGTACTGCACAAATATCGCTGAACGCATCAACTGCCGTCAGGATTGTTACTAAAAGTGTGAATCCTAAAAGAGTATTGATTCATAATCATACGCATCAAGACAATAGAGAAGTTTTTATTGGTGCTGATAATGTGACTGCATCAAATGGTTTTCATATACCTGCAACAGAAACTGAACCTTTGATATTGAACCCTGATGAAGATTTGTGGGCTATCACAGGTAGTGGAACTGTTGTTGTGACTATTTTGATGCAGGATTTATAGTTATGCCTTACTACATCAAACTTGGCGCAATCGGTTGTGATGGTTGGGCAACAATAAAAGAAGATGGTGAAGTTATTGGATGCCATCAATCAAAGGCTGACGCTATAGCGCAAATGATTGCTGTTTCTCTTGCTGAGGATTTGGAACCCGGTGGGGAACGTGCGCTGCCTGACAACTATCGACCTGCTTTAGCAGACGATGTGCCTGACGGTAGAGCCTGTGGGAACTGTGTGTTCTATAACGAAGATAGACAGAATGATGAAGGAACTAAAGCATGGTGCGAGAAGTGGGATGATTTCGTAGATGGTGGGTACTACTGCAACGCATGGCAACCCAAACAAGAAGATGATGATGAAGATGATTTGAGTGGTTCATACAAAGACGATGAAGAGCAACGTGCCCCTGCCCCACCTGAAGATCAGATTCAAGGAAGCGACACTAACAAACCCGGTAGCGCAAAAGGTGCAGGTGGAGACATTGAACTAACTGATGCCATCAGAACCGCATTGCAAAACAAGGTGACAGACCACAACGATGCAATGAAGAAAGCGGATCGACCATCGTGGACACGAACCACCAACGGCCAACTTGCTGCCGTGTACCGTCGTGGTGCAGGTGCATACTCCACTTCACATCGACCAGGTGTAAGCCGTGGGGCATGGGCTATGGCAAGAGTGAACGCTTTTCTTTACCTGCTACGCACAGGTTCACCACAGAACGCTGCCTACATAACTGATAACGATTTGCTTCCACCTGATCATCCTAAAAGCACACGAAGCCTAGAAACCCGTGCAGTAGATTTGGATGCACCTGAATACATGGTGGCTGCTGCCAAACGTGGATTGCGTCTATATGCCGATGGTGAAGCAGGTGCAGGGCTACAGGATTCGACGGTTCGTGATGCACGGGCTATGGCACAAGGAACGATAAGTGAACCTAAATGGCGCAAGATCGGGCCGTGGATAGCACGACACATTGATGATCTAGATGCTGTGGATGCTGAAACACCAATCACGCCGGGGTTGGTTGCTCACTTGTTGTGGGGTTCAGGTCCATCTAAGTCTGATGCGCTGAGAGCGCAACGATATGCAGAAGGTGTTGTGGAAAGATTGAATGCTGAACAAGACAGAACTATGAACAAAACATTTCATATTTCTAAGCGTGAGGAGATTGAACAGATGAGAACGCAAACTGAGGAACCTACACAGGTTGAAACCCGACGGGTGACGGTACAAGAGTTTGAGTTACGTGCAGGTGAAACAGGCTCAATGAGTTTCCGTGGTTACGCTGCCGTGTACAACTCCCCTAGTGAACCGTTGCCTTTTACAGAAACGATTGCGCCGGGTGCGTTTGATAAAACTCTTCGTGCAAGAAACAACGTGAAGATGTACCTGAACCATGATTCAACTCTTGTGTTGGCTTCAACCCGTGCCAAAACAATGAAACTCACTTCTGACTCTAAAGGCTTGCTAGTGGAGTCTGATCTACCTGATACGTCTTATGCACGTGATCTTGCTGTGCTGATGGAACGTGGCGATGTAGATTCTATGAGTTTCGGTTTCAGCGTTCCTAGTGGTGGTGATCGTTGGGGTGCTGACGGTATGACCCGTGAGTTACGGCAGATCCGTTTGCATGAAGTAAGTGTGGTTACAGGATTCCCTGCCTACTCTGCCACCTCTGCAGCATTGCGTTCTTTAGATATGTTGGCTGATGCCACAGGTTTAGATGCGAACAAACTTGCTGAAGCATTAACAATGTTGGAGAACGGCAAAACCCTTTCAACCGATCATGCTGACCTGCTCGCAGAAACCGTGAACAAACTTCGTGCAGAACCACAACCAACAGAGGTTGCCGGGTCTCTAGCAATAAAACGCAAGCAGATTGATTTGTTACTAAATCGCATCTAGTCTTGTTCAATCGGATGTGAGGAACCTCTACCGATGATCGTGGTGTGCGGAACCGCTACCTCACAAATCCAAACTATTTATCAAACAGGAGAAACTATGTCGTACATCGACCGTCAAGTAGAACTCCGCAACCGTGCATGGGAAGAGGCTAAAGCCATTCTTGATGTTGCGGAAGCAGAGAAGCGTGATTTAAGCGCAGAAGAAGAAGTTAAATATGCTCGCATCAATGAGGATCTCGGCAAACGTGCTGAAGTGATCTCTAGCCTTCGTGCTGATGAAGAGCGTGAACTTCGTTTGTCAGAAGCAACCCGTGGCATTGAAGATCAGGTTCGACCTGTTGCAGGCAAATCTGTAAGCAATGACGCAGAAACAATCCGTAGCCTTGCTCGTGGAGAGATCCGTTCAGCAACCTTTGAGAAGCGTGACGTAATCACGACTTCAACAGGCGCACCTGTACCAACGTCGTTCTACGATCAGATCGTAGAGCACATGGTTCTTGTAGGCCCAATGTTGCAGACCTCTACAGTTATCAATACTGCAGGTGGCGAAGCATTGCAGATCCCACGCACCAACGCTTACAGCACAGCATCACTTACTGCACAATCTTCAGCATTCGCTGAATCAGATCCAACCTTCCAAGCCTTTACAACTTTGAACGCTTACAAGTACGGTTTCTTGATCCAAGTTTCTGCTGAAATGGTTGCCGATAGTGGCGTTGATCTTTTGGGCTTCCTTGCTCGTGAAGCAGGAATCGCAATCGGCGTTGCTGTAAACACGGCACTCACCACAGGTACTGACACCACAATGCCAAACGGTATTGCGGTTGCAGCAGGTTCAGGCGTAACAGGTTCAACCGCTGTCTCAGGTGCTTTCACCGCAGATAACTTGATTGATCTTTCTTACAGCGTGAACTCAATGTACCGTCGTCAGCCGGGCACAGGTTGGATGTTGAACAACACCTCACTTGCTGCTGTACGCAAACTTAAAGACACCACTAATCAGTACCTCTTCCAACCATCGTTGCAGATGGGTCAGCCTGACATGCTTTTGGGCTTCCCAATCTTTGAGAACCCTGATGTGGTTTCTCCTGCAACTTCGGCTAAGAGCGTTCTGTTTGGTCATATGCCTTCGTACTACGTACGTCAGGCAGGCGGTATCAAGTTTGATCGTTCAGACGAATACGCATTTGCTAACGACCTGATCACCTTCCGTGCGTCAATCCGCATCGATGGCGATTTGCCACAGTCGTCAGCAATCAAATACTTCGTTGGTGGGGCTTCCTAACTAACGAAACCTGATGTGGGTGTACTAGACAGCGCAGGGCTAGTACACCCACTCTTGCGCACTCCTGCCAATTAACTGCGGAAAAGGGATTATGGGTAATGCTCGTAAACATAAGAGGAACAATCGTGGAACTCCCGATACCGGAAGCACAACAACTTCTGAGGTTGGGTTACGCACAGGAACTAGAAACAGCAACAATGGAGATGGCAGACAGATTCTCTTCTACTCCAATGCGCCGTGGTCAGCAACAGGCTACGGGCAGCAAACAGCGCAACTCTGCACAAGGCTCAAAGAAGCAGGGAACAATGTTGCCATCCACGCCAACTACGGATTAGAAGGCGCAACTACCGTTTGGAACGGTTTCACGGTTTACCCTAAAGGCAACTCTGTTTATTCTGACGACGTAATGGTTGCCCATTATCTGCATTGGGCGCACAGGGAACCCGATATCAAACCTTTGCTGATGACTCTTTACGATGTGTGGGTTTTCAAATCGCAATCGTTTGATGCTGTAGAACAGATCGTTTCGTGGGTTCCTATAGATCACACCCCTTGCCCCCCTGATGTGTTGGCGTGGTGCAATCGACCCAACGTAACCCCTGTAGCAATGAGCCTATATGGGCAGAAGATGTTGCATCAGGCAGGCATTGATGCTTTGTATGCCCCTCACGGTATTGAACCCGTGTTCAAACCTACGCCGGGTGGCAGGAAGATTTTGGAGATCCCTGAGGATCGGTTTGTTGTGATGATGACTGCAGCGAACAAAGGCGCAAGCCCACCACGTAAAGCATTTGCTGAGAACATTCTTGCGTTTGGTGTTTTTTGTAAGAAGCATCCTGAAGCCTTGTTGTATTTGCATACAGAAAAACATGGTGTTCATGGCATTAATCTCATTGAGTTGTTGAAAGCGTGTGGGGTTCCTGAAGCCAACTATCAGTTCGTGGATCAGTACGCCTACCAAATGGGTATCTCTCAGGAAGTGCTTGCATCGTTCTATACGGCTGCTGATGTGTTGTTGGCTGTGTCGATGGGTGAGGGTTTTGGTATTCCTGTTGTTGAGGCGCAAGCGTGTGGTACACGGGTGATTGTTTCTGATCAGACTGCTCAACCTGAACTTGTTGGTGATGGGTGGCTTGCCAAATCTCAACCGTTTTGGGATCACGCTCAGAGAGCGTTTTTCCATACACCTTTCACGGAATCTATTTTGGAATGCCTAGAGTCAGCGTGGGATGCACCCCGTACAACGTCGCAGGATGCGCTAAACCACGCTAAGCAGTATCAGGCAGATGAAGTGTTTAGAAACCATTGGAAGCCGATTATGGGGCCTTTTTCCTTCTT